GAAACCAGTCGGCAGCAACCAACACTGGATACCAGTCGGCAGCCGAAGTTAGCGGTAAAGATTCTATTGCTATAGTAACAGGTAAGGATAGTAAAGCAAAAGGATCTATCGGATGTTGGATAGTCCTTACAGAAAGAGGTGATTGGGACGGAAATGCATACCCAATCAAAGAGGTAAAAGCCGTAAAAGTTGATGGTGGCTTAATAAAGCCAGATACTTATTATAAACTAGATAATGGAGAAATTATCCCATGTGAATAATTATAATCCCGGTGTCCGTTGGTTCGGTATCCGGGAACTATTTTATTAACTACTTTAATTATAACGAATATGGACGATTTAGCTATTAGAGAACAAGAATCCTCATTTGTGATTCAAGCAGCAGACCTAAGTAAAAATGATCTTCCTTCTTTGGAAGATGCGCAAGAATTACCGATTGACCTTTGCGGAAACTATTGGACACCAGAGAAACCGGGTGAATTTAGAAAAATGTACTTTGTAGAAATCAAACCTCAAAAGGTATTGAGTGCTACCAGTCCGGATGAATTAATAGATTTGGATTGTGCTACTTTCTTAGAGAAATCAGCAGATGGTACGGTGCAGACGGTTACAAATGGCTCTCGTATATTGGTTGGTATTCTTGAACAGTATATTGAGAACGGATCACTTAAAAGTGGTATGCCTCTTAAAATAACCTACATGGGCAAGCGTAAGAACAAAACGAATAACTTCCAGTCAGATAATTGGTCTGTAAAACCTTTGCGTGTTAACTTGCCTGTTGCCGGATGATAGATTTTAATTTGGACGATTGTGCAGAAGGGGAAGAACTCAACCCTTCTGCTTATAATCCGGAAGATTATCCCACCAAAGAGGAGATGCTTGATTTTATCTCTTTGAATTGCAATAAGCCACCTGTTAATATTGATTTGAAGGAATTGAGCGTTAACGGAGTAGTAAAGCGTGATCCTATGGAGATGTATTTGAAAAGCGATCATATTTCCTCTTCCAATTTGAAAAATGCTCTTAAAACTCCACGATCCTTTTATTATGATTACGAAAGGACATTTGAAGAGAAAGAAAAACCTTGTTTTCAGTTAGGGACATTTGCTCACATGGCATTTTTGGAACCACGTTTATTCGAGCTTGTCAAAGTAGAACCTAAGTGTAACCAATCATCGAAAGATGGCGTGCTTGGAATGATTCGGTTCTATAATGAATTGCTCCTGAATGATAAGAATTATGTTCCAGATGTCGAAGAAGAAATACCTTCTGAAAGGTGGAATTTCTGCGATCTGAAAGACTTTCGCGATAATAAGAAACAGAAGTGCATTGATTTGGGATACTCGTTTATCAGTGATGAAATGAGTATGATAATTAAAGCTCTTGAAAGAAACTATTATTGGTATGGTGGCGGCATCATCAAGCAGCTTTTGAAAGGTGCATACTCAGAAGTATCATTCTATGGCAAGGATGAAGAAACGGGTCTTAATGTAAGGGTCCGACCGGATTATTTTAATGTAGAGGAAAATATCGGTGTAAACGCTGTTATTTCCTTTAAGACCACACGTGCCGACGATCTCGGCAAGTTCTACTATGATTGTGCCAAGCTCAAATACGAGCTTTCAGAAGGAATGTACCAAGAGGTTATGAGTAGCGTTACTGGACGGAACTTTAATGTAACAATTATGATCATGTTACAGACGGTTGAACCATACGATGTCGCTGTTCTCTTTTGGTCGCCCGATGATTTGGCAAATGGTAAGTATAAATATCGCTATGCTCTCTCAATCGTAAAAGACTGTTTCGACAAGAAATGGTTTCCCGGATATGACGCTAAAGCCGAAGAAGGAGCTAGAGGTATTATTGATATGCAACTCCCGGAATGGAGTCAAAAATTGCTTCATCCGGTGGCTATTGATGATTTTGAATAAATATGAGAAAGGTTGAAATTAAAATAGACAATGCTCCATCATTGATTATTCAACTTGATGAAAGTTATGATTTTACAACGATGAGCATTGGCAATATTAGCAAAGAAGAGTTTACTCAACTATTACAGCTTCTTCACAAGGCAGAGAAGAATTTCTTAAATTTAAAAGATATTCAGGATTTTCTAAAAGGAGGTTGCATAGGTTAGCCAAAGCTTTTATTTCTTCAGTTCTTAACTGATAAGACATCGTTTTATCAATATCCTTAAGATTTCCTGTCTTAACGACGGTGATTGCTTTTCCATTGATAATTTCTTGTCTTATACTAAAGAAGCTCCCTGGTTGAAATTGCTCTTCATTATTAAATAAAATTTCCATAACGCTTAATTTAAAAGTTTGACAGCTCCAAAATTAAGAATAGTTCCCAAGGAAGGATAATTCTTCTTTGGGAATTTATTAAAACCTATAAAACAATGATTGATTTAAAAGACTATGTACCGGAGGAACTTAAATTTAAGCTCCCTACCACCGTGAAATTTCCCGAAGTGATTTTCTCTGATTGTGTCTCTATGGACGATGTAAAGAAGAAACTGGCAGAGAACTTCGTCACCATTCAAGAGAAAGACGTGATCGCTAACCGGGTGATGGATGATTATGAAATATCAACTATCCGTGCGAATTATGGTGAGATTGCCGAGGAACAGATGCCGGAACTTGAAGCACAGTTCGAAGCATTGAAAGCAAAGTTCAATACCGAGAAGAAAGAATTTGAGGCAAAGATTTCAGCATTAAATACTCAGTTTAAGGACCTTGTAAACCTTGCAAAGAAAGGTGTGAAGGATTATCCTTTGAAGATGATCGATACTTTCCGCATTCCGGTTATGGGGTATTACTTATATTACTCATGGGTGAATGACGCTTTTCGTCTGGCATTAGTTCAAGAAATTCCGAAGCATGAATACAACGATCTGTTTAATTCCGGAGAAAAGAATCAAGAGGCGTTCAAAGAATTGGGATACGAACTGCCAAACGTTGATTTTAAAGATACTCGTAAGAATGTCCGCCGATTCGGAGAAGGAGAGGATATAATCGAGGTATGGGAGGAAGATGGTCAAGATGTATGGCTGGAGCAATGGATTGAAGATTTTGTAGATGAAGATACCAGTGAGGTAGTTCCTATTGAACGTCACGAATGGCATCGAGTTCCAATCGAAGAAAGTCCATGGAGAAAGGAGGACGAAAATGACGAGACTAGCACACAAGAGGGGGAGACCAACGAAATATCGGAAGAGTCTGAGGAATAATCCTTATTGGGAAGAAGTAAAACGTAAGGTCCGAATCCGTGACGGGCATAAATGCCAAGTGTGTGGAAAGACTTATAATTTGGAGATTCATCACAAAGTCTATGACGTTGCAGGATATTCTATAGTTGGACACGAATTAGAGTTCTTGTATTGTCTTGAAACGCTATGTGAAGATTGTCATGCAATGAAGCATGGTAAATAAATTATCCCGGTGTTCGTTGGTTCGGTATCCGGGAACTATTATTTAAAAGCTATTCTTATGAAACAGGTAAGCAGTAAACAAGCTCAGAGAAACAGGGAAGTTGCTAAAATAAAGCAGTCACTTTCTCCTTTTTGTGCAATATGTGGAAAGCCGGCAGTGGATGCCGCGCATTTGATCCCTAAGAGTATGTATCCGGAACATTATACCAATCCGCAGAACATCGTAGGATTGTGCCGGGAATGCCATAATAAGTACGATAATAACTTAGCATTCAGACAGAGGCAGAAGCGTCTTATAGAGCGTGTGAAGTCTTTTGATGAATGTGCAGCAAATAGATATTTTCATTTATATGAATTGAATGCAAAAAAGACAATTCCAATGAGTGATTACTTTATAGGATAATTTATGAATAGCTATCAATTGATTTCCAAGCTCCGAAAGGTGCGTGATGATACTTACCTAACTACAGCAGCGCAAGCCTTATATCATGAGCTTGTAGCGATTTGTAATGATATGAAGTGGAAGGATGTGTTTTTCGTTCGTAGCAATATTCTTTGTGGGAATTTAGATATGTCTGATAATACTCTTCGCAAGTCGAGGGAGTGTTTATCTAACGCTGGTCTTATTCATTTTCAATCCAGTAAAGACAAGCGCATAGGATGTTATTATTCATTCATGAAAAGTATCAGTGATGATTTACTATCATCCGCAACATCATCCGCAACATCATCCGTAAATATTGAGGATGAAAGTGCGAATGATAGTGAGAAGGAGATTGTTAATTCATCCGAAGAATCATCCGCAATATCATCCGCAATATCATCCGCAAAAAATGAGGATGATAAAAATACATCATCCGCAATATCATCCGCAAATATTGAGGATGAAACGCAATTTCCACCTATTATAGATAATATAAACATAAAACAAGAAGAGAGTCTCGCGCATACGCACGAGAGCACCCCACCCGAAAAGCCTAAGCGATCTAGGAAAAAAGAAGGAGATGCGAAGCCTTTAGTTTACCCTTTTACTTCGATAGCATTTATGTCGGCATGGACGGAACTTGTGAAAACTCCAAAATGGAAAGGAAAGCTAAATTATGCTTTGCAGATTTCATTAAACAAGCTGGGTAAATTTGAAGAAGAGTTCGCTATCCGACAAATAGAGCGAGCTATAGAATCCAATTGGACCGGAGTCGTATTCTCTGGTACTGAACGTGATTATCAAGAATGGCTAAAACAAAAAAAGTATGGAAACAATCAGAAACCTTGTACAAGCAAGCAGGAAGCAAATGACCATGCCTTGCAGCAATTCATTGCCGAGCGTCAGCGTAGAGAGCAAGGCTTGGTTAACGAAGTGGAAAGACCCTTCTGATATTGAGCGTGTCTTTTCTCCGACAAACTGGGCTTATGTGGCTCAGAATCCAGAAAAAGCATATTTTTCAAATTGTCCCACGATTAAAAAGTATGATGAAGTTTATGGAGAAGGAAATGCGGAAATGTGGATTTATGCACAAGTGCTGGCATTATTTGGGTCTAGTTCTTGTAAAGACGAAGGGGTAGCACAAGGAATCGGAATATTTGCTCAGACATTTGCATCGTCTGTTCAGATATACAAATTATCAGAACTAATGCTGTTTTTTTCTCGATACAAGTCCGGAAGATACGATAACTCTTTTTCTCAATTTGATGCCCGAAGGATTGGAAATGCTTTTTTCAAAGAGTTTATTCCAGAGAGACAGAAAGAAATTGATCGATGTGAAAAGCGAAAGATTAATGAGGAAGCATTAGCTAGACGGGAATTGCCTGCCGGATATACAATCCCCAAAGGGTATAATCCCTATACTTGGTATTTGGAGACTAAGAGACGTGCTGCCAATGGAGACAAAGAAGCTATTGAGAATTTAAAATATCCCCAAGTTCGATTTACATAGTGGTCTATCAGATCGCTATTTTTTTTATTTGATAACCAAAACGTTTTCCTGATATCGGGAAGACGATCAATACGATAAAGAAATGAAGAAAAATAAAGGATTTACAACACCATGCTATATGGCTGTTAAAGACGGAAATCACGCTAATCGTCTACTGATAGCATTAAAAAGTATAGGCGACAGAAAAGTATATGGAATACCAGAGAATATTACATATCCTTGTGTTTGTGGAGTATCCACGAACATTATATCATTCGGTGAATTGAATGATTTAGCCGGATTCATTAATTGTGAAGAAAGTGAGGATTTGTTTCTTGCTTTAGCATCCCTGCGAAATGATTCAGATATTCATCAATGGTTTACTGATGGTGAGAAATGGGTAATCAGCGATATCCATTCTCTTCTTGAACTAAAAGAGTATTTCCAGTTAATTAAATTCGACTACTCAAAAACTCACAAGGCAACAGCCGAAGAACTTATCAAGCATTTTAATTCGTAACAAGATAAAAATGAAAGTATTCATAAATGTAAGATGTGGCAGCTATTCGGGCGGAATGATACTGGTAGCCGCCAACACTAAAGAGGAAGCTATAAAGGCTTTCAGAGAAGACAAAGACTATGATTGGATGTGGTATGAGATTGATGATAAGATTGATGATATGTATTACGGTGAAAACGGATGGATGGAATCCACTGTATTAACAGCAAATGTAGATACCCCACAAGTCATAGCGGAAAATGGATATAGTGAATAATTCAAATAATAAATATGGAAATAGTATTAAGAGACAGAGCCACATTAGATAGGCAATCATTCCGAGTAAAATTGAAAGGACAAGAGTTTTTGATTCGTGAAGATGCTGATGGGCTATACATAAGTAAAATCGGAAGCGATAAAGGTAAAGATGTTATTACCATTCAACCCAAAGTTGCCAATTCAATAGTAATTGATTAATAATTGTTTAGATATGAATAGAATCCAATTGCATAAGTCCATTCAGCACGTTACAACCGCTAATGGCAAATTGAGTGATAAGACAATAAAGTTAATCAATAAAATGGCAAAGAAAGCGTATGGAAGTAAATGATATAATGCAGCATATTGATGAATTGCTGCAAAACTACTCAAATGAAGAGTGTGCGGAGATTTTAAAAGAGGTAGTAAGTGAATGTCAGTCACGCATTGAGAATTGCAATGAAGGTGTTTACACTAATTCATAACAGTGTCGAAATGAATAAAAAGGAGCAGCAAGCAATCGACTTTCTTCGCAGCATGGAACGTGACGATCCGATGTGTTTAGGCTTTTCCGGTGGCAAAGATAGTGTTGTAATTCTTGACCTTGCAGAGCGTTCCGGTATAAAGTATAATGCGTCTTACGCAAATACGACGGTTGATCCACCTGGCACAATCAGTTTTATAAAGAAGAACTATTCACAGGTTCAGATACTTCATCCAAAGAAATCATTCTTTCAGTTGGTTGAAAGCAAAGGACTACCCGGCAGAATGAGGCGTTTTTGCTGTGAAAAATTGAAGGAGCAATATGGTATCGGTCAGCGTACAATTGAGGGAATGAGGGCAGAAGAAAGCCAATCACGGGCATTATATGAGCCGGAACAATGTGATGTACGTAAATGGATGAAAGGCGCGAAGCATATTCTTCCGATCCTTAACTGGTCAGAAGTTGATGTTTGGAACTATATCCGAAAATATGGACTTCCATATTCCAAGTATTACGATGCACCCTATAATCTTTCTCGTCATGGCTGTGTTGGTTGTCCCCTTGCTGGATGTAAGCAGATGCAGGATGAATTTAAGATGTTTCCCGGTTATGCCCGTAGAATGATAGTCGCTATTGAACGATATATGAACAATAAGCCTAATAATGCGCTTGCTAAGAATTTCAGTGATCCGTATGAAGCCTTTTACTTCTACATCAATGAAATGCCAATGCAGGACGTTAGACGGTTGAAAAAGGGACTCTTTCACTTTAATGCGAAGGAGGTTATACAGAAAGAAATTTTAAATCAATTAGAGTAAAACGAAATAGGAATGAAGAAAACGGTCAAGATTTCAACTCTGAAAGAAGGTGACACTTTCATCCATAAGGGTGTGTTGTATGAAGTCTGGCAGAAAAACACTTGGAATACTCGTTGTAGGTATTTGAATGATAAATACCGTTATGGCGATTGGTGGAAGTATCTTTATTGTGACTTTAGTAATTATACAAAAGTCGAAATATGAAGACATTGGTGTTTCAGGGGATTCAGAGCACTATGTGAAGGTATTTAATGAATTGATTAACAAACAATAAGAATAATTATGAAACAAGAATCAAGCGCAATCAATCCGTATAACGGAATATTTGGGCAACAAGGTTGGATTTGTCCGAAGTGTGGAAGGGTATATTCACCATATACTCAAATGTGTTTGTATTGCAAACCTGATAATATAACTACTATTTCCAATCTTAGCGACCTTTCTAACAAGAATGTCAGCGAAGAAGAACTAAGAGAAAATCGTAAAACCAAATAAGATATGAATAAAATTAAGAATCGTAGGCTTGCTCTACGAGCCTATAAAATCAGAGTAAAGCAATACCCTTACAATAAGCCGTTGATTGATAGAAACAATCTCGCTTTTGTCCGTAAGGAAAATGATGGGAACCGATGTGATTGTTTTGGGCATTGGCGTAACTATTGGAATACAAATCCATTTTAATAAACAAAGTATGCATGAAACAGAGTGGATAGTTCGCTATCTATATTCGATACCGGAAGTCGTCGCTGGATGTGCGGAAGATAAAATAAAGATTCCCTTAGGTTTATCAAAGAAACAAATCGAGCAACGCATATCAGAACTGCATCCAGCGTACAGAAGCATTGAATTGATACAAGTGTATAAAAACTAATAAAAATGCAGATTGAGGATCTACACATAGGCATGACCGTAGTAGAGCTGCTACCGTCACCGCAAGGAGTGAGAGAAACGATTCCTATGCAAGTAACCGCTATCTTCCAGGATGGTACTGTTTATCTAGATTTTGAAGGTAACGAAGGCGATGTGTGGGAAGCGAATATTAAGGACTTAAAATTAGTAGAAAAGGTATGAGCAAAATGAAGCAAATGTTGCTAGCAACCGCAGCGATGTGTGCGGTAGCACAAAGATACGATCCATACTCTGTGAATCGTGAAGAAAGAATGACTTTTAATCCTGACTATAAAGTTAAGTCAGAAGTTAAAGAGTTGAGAGAATTCACTATAAAAGGAACTAGGATTATGGCATACTCTAAAAAGGATGCTATTAAACGATTAAAACATAAGAAATGAAAGCAATAACAATAAAGCAACCATGGGCATCCTTGATAGTTCACGGTATCAAGGATATTGAGAACCGCACTTGGGCCTGCCCTAAGAAATACTTAGGGCAGAGGGTTTTGATTCATGCAAGTGCAAAGCCTGATAGAGAACCTTACATGATATTCAATGACTCTCAAGCCGATGCGATAGATAATTGTGTTATGGATGTGTGTGGGTATTATAAACAGACTGGCGCAATCGTCGGTAGTGTGGAGATTGTGAACTGCGTGCAAAACCATCCATCCATTTGGGCGGATAAAGGAGTTTATAACTGGGTATTGGCTAATCCTGTGTTATTCGAAAAGCCTATCCCGGCTAAAGGTAAACTATCTTTTTGGGAATACGATAAAATTCAGGAACCCGTGTCAGATGGCGACCACAATGTTTGCATGTGTCGTATATGTGTTGATGAAGAGGTCCAGGTGGTGAATATGGGGAATTATTTCGTATGTAAATATTGCGGTGGACGTTGGTACAAGTAAATTCAAATCAGAATAAAAAGGAATGAAAGTACTAAGTTTATTTGATGGTATGAGTTGTGGGCAAATTGCGCTAAAGCAGCTCGGAATTATCCCTGAAGTGTACTACGCTTCGGAGATAGACAAGCACGCTATCAAGCAAACACAACTAAACTTTCCAGATACAATACAGCTTGGCGATGTAACCAAATGGAAAGAATGGGATATCGACTGGAAATCAATAGACTTGGTTTTAGCCGGTTCTCCATGTCAGGGATTTAGCTTTGCCGGAAAGCAATTAGCTTTCGACGATCCTCGCAGTAAATTGTTCTTTGTATTCATTGACATCCTGAATCACATCCGTTCACTTAATCCGGATGTTTTGTTTTTGCTTGAGAACGTAAATATGAAGAAAGCCCACATGAGGATAATATCTGAATATTGTGGAGTATTCCCGGTGAATATTAACTCCAATCTGGTAAGTGCCCAGAATCGAGATCGCTGGTACTGGACTAATATACGAACGAAACAAGTAGGATTATTCGGAGAAGTTTATACCGATATACCACAGCCGGAAGATAAAGGCATATTTCTTCGTGATATTTTGGAAGATGAAGTAGACGAAAAGTATTATGTTTCTCAGGCGGTTCTTGATCGGATGAATAACCCACATAAGAACTTTTCACCGAAAGTTGACCCGGAGAAAACCGGATGCTTGAGTACAGGCAATAATTCAGCAAAAATGTCTTTCGATTCAGGAACTACCTTTATTTCAGTTTATAATGGCATGACGTTAGTCAAGGGCATCATCCAACTAAGCCCTTCAAAAGATAGTGGAGGTGTTCAACCTTACCAACAGGATCGTATCTATGATGTAAATGGTATAGCACCGGCTTTATGCTCCGGACATGGAGGAATGGGGTGTAATGTAAATACTGACCGCATCCGCAGATTAACACCTACCGAATGCGCCCGCCTTCAGA